ACTCTCACTTCCATTTATTTTCTCCAAATACATTTCTTTAATACTATCTATTGGTTCAACAATAGTAACCACATGATTACCAGGAACAATAATATCTTTATCAGTGGTCAATAGAATCCAAGGTGTTAATGTAACCTGCACAGACACATCTTCATCTAATTTTTCATCAGCAATAACTAACTTATGCGGATCTTTTAATAGATATCCAACTGGTTTACCATCATCAACAAGTTCTTTTATTTCTGCAATCACTTGTTCTTTATCTTGCAAGATTGCTAATTTAACAGCCATAATAAAATATAATTAATTTGGTAGATTCCTATCGCCGCTAATCCTGAACCTACCAAAGGGGATCACCGCAGCCAGTATTTCTCTGGCATTTATATTATAGCACAAAAAAAGGGTTCGTCAAGAACCCTTTATAATTTGTTTAAAGATAGTCTTTTCGAGTATGATACTCTGGAACTATTTTACCCAAGTTGACGGTAAGAAGTCCGTCTTTAAATTGGACATCCCTGATTTTAACATCATCTGAGAGTGTCCATTCTCTTGTGAAAGATCTCTGAGCCAGTCCTTGATGGACATACTCGGATTTTGTCTCCTTAATTTCTTTTTGTCCTTCGATAATAAGTTTTCCATATTCAGTGTAAACCTTTAACTCTTTTTTACTGAACCCTGCAAGAGCAATCTCTAGTACGGACTCAACATTATTTACATGAATAAGATTGTAAGGTGGATAGTTTGTTGTGGTTTCATAAGAATTGTTAAAGAAACGATCTAGATAATCGTCCATTCCTATCCCATTCTTAGAAATAATCTTCATTAGTTCTGGAAGATTAGCAGAGTGATAGCGTTGTAGCGCAGTCATAATAGTTCTCCTTTAAAAGCGAGTATAAAATGTGAACCCTTTCGGCATTCACTTCTATTTAACTAATACTACCACTTTTCCATTACTATTTCTATGGTGTTATCAACATCTTTCTGTTCGGTTGTTACCTTAAATCCCTTTGATTGTGCGGTTTCTACTACAGCATATCTTGCATATGCCTGAGTTACTTTCTGTAGAAATCTTTCGATAGGAAATGATTCGTGCCAAGTATCAACCTCAGTAACTAATTCAAATACTCCATCGTCATTAATCTTAAATCCAGCTGTCATGGGTCTCATTACTTCCAGACTTGTATCATACTTAGTTACTCCTATTTCAACTTGAACTTCTTCATGTTGATGATTAGAAGGATTTTTCAACAATACATTTTCTGTTCCAGTATATCCAATACTAAGTAATGCTTTGATTAAAAAATCTTTATCCTTCAGTTTCGTTTTGATGTTGGTGAAGTGAGACATTTTGTTTCTGATAGTATTCTGGTTTTAATTCTCTAGACTTAACATTACCTAGAGTATCTTCTATTTCTTTTGTAATATCTATACAAGTATCATTTGTTACTCCTTGAACTTCTTCAGTAACATTACCATCTTGATCGATACGAAAAATAATTCTTTCCATGATTACTTTAATTTTAAACCAGTTACAAAAGTAGAAGAAAACTGACTAACTAATTTTCTAGTTTCTTCCCAATCTTTAACTTGATATGTTTTACCTAATCTTTCTTTTACTGCTTCTGCTAAAGGATAATCATTCTGTCCTCTTTCCATCATATCACCAAAGAAATGAAGATCATCATCAAAATTAAAATATTTAATTATTTGACTCTTATCACTATCAGATATATCAAGTCCTGTTTGTCCTCCTATTTGAACATTTAAATCAGGGAACTGTGATTTAATTCGATCTGCCATAGATATTCTTTCACTAGTATTAATATCCCATTTTACATATTCATCTCTTCCTTTCATATTGCCTTCACCTCTACCAAGAACACTAAAGTTTATTCCACCAGGTCTATGTTCAATATGATTACCTGTTCTTGTTGGAAAAGTGCTATTGTCTAACTCATCATTTAAAAAAGATATTAACTCATCAGATGGTTTCCAAGTTGATCTATAAACACTATTTCTCCCATCGTAAATATCTGATCCAGAACAATTAAATACTCTCTTACATCGGTTGTAAATATCTGACCCAACCTGTTCGATAGTTTTATCTTTATCACTTCCTGTTACTAAGTAAGTATCAAACTTACAACAAAATATAAGAAACTCTGCAGAGAATCCTGAGTGCATTTGTTTGCGACTTGGTGTTAATGTTCCGTCAACATCAAAAATAAATTTTTTCATTACAAATAGTTTAAAGTAAAATTACTCTTTTTCTTCTTTCTCTTCTACCTTCTTCTTTTTACTACCAATATTATACTTTGTTTCTAATATCCAATCACCCTTATCTTTGTATGCTAATACTTTAATTTGATTTAAAGGTGCAATGTCTTGTATTGTTTCTACATTTACAATACTTATTAGACCCCAATCAGCAAGAAGCTGAGCAATACGATTCCGACGTTGAACATCATTAATAGTAAGGTTAGCGTGTTTCCCGTCAAGAGCAAAAAGTTCTTTAAAGTGGACAAGATAATACCTTCCCTGCTTATGAAGTATATGACATGATTGATATATCTTCTTTTCTTTTCTCGATGCAACTCCGATACGAGTTAATGTCTCACGAACTTTTAAAAAATCGTCTGGTTCACCCAAGACTACCTCGACCATTCTATCAGGCGCCCATTTCACCTCTGGTACTTGTACCACACTCATTTTGTTCCTCCAGTTTCAAACTTCGATTTAATGAAAGCAAGTTGTTCTTTAGTTAAAATTGTCAACGTTTGCTTTGCTTTTTCATTACTATAACCATAGTAACGTTTTACATAATCAATATCTTTAATCGTATCTTTGCGGAGCCAAGGAGAGAATCTCTTCTTAGTTCTGAGGATATTTATAAAAAAGTCATATTGCATCTTCTTTGGTAAAAAAGAAGACATATTCATCTCATTTGCAAACATAATTGCATCAAGATGACCAGAGAAACATCGGTTAATTATGTAAGGAGGATAGTCTTTTTCAATAGATGGATCTTCATCAATTAAATTCTTTTTTGTTAAGTTTATAGAGTTTAACCAATCTTTAAGTTCCATCAGATACATCATCAAAATAAGTAGAACAGGAGCATACAAGATTACGATCACCGTAAACATTATCAATTCTTGATACTGCTGGCCAGAACTTATTATTCTGACTCACAGGATATGCTGCCTGTTCTCTGGTATAATTATACACCCATTCGTCTGAACTGACAACCTTTGCAGTATGGGGTGAGTTTTTCAAGATACTTTTATCAGTATAAATTTCTCTTTGTATCATCTCCATTGCCTTCACAAACCTTTTAAGTTCGTCAAGTGATTCACTTTCAGTTGGTTCTACCATCATAGTATTTGTAACTGGCCAAGATAATGTAGGTGCATGGAAACCATAATCCATTAATCTTTTTGCAACATCTTCTGCTGTAACAGGTAATGTGCGACAATCAAAAATACATTCATGTGCAACACGACCATTCTCTGCTTTATATAAAACTTTGAAGTGTGGATCAATTTCATTTGCCAACCAGTTTGCTGACAACAAGGATATCTCACTTGCCTTTCTTAATCCTTCTCCACCCATCATTCTTATATACATCCAACTGATAGGTAGTATACTTGCACTACCAAATTCAGATGCTGATACTCTTTGATTTATAAATGGTGTGAGATGTGACGCAACACCAATCGGTCCTACACCAGGTCCTCCACCACCATGAGGAATGCAGAATGTTTTATGTAAATTAAGATGACACACATCAGCACCATACTCACAAGGTTTTGCAAGACATACCTGTGCGTTTAGATTTGCACCATCAAGATATACCTGACCACCATTGTCATGTATGATTCTACAAATATCTTTAATAGTAGGTTCAAACACACCGTGAGTAGAAGGATATGTAATCATTATACAAGAGAGTTCAAAGGTATTCATAATTGCCTTTTTCTCTAAGTCTGCCATATCAATATTTCCATCTTCGTCACAATTGACAGGAACTATCTTCATACCTGCCATCACTGCTGATGCAGGATTAGTTCCATGTGCACTTGTAGGAATTAAGCATACATTCCTATTGCTATCACCACGACTTCTATGATATTCTTGTATTGCAAGAAGACCTGCATACTCACCTTGTGAACCTGCATTTGGTTGTAATGAAATGTCAGCAAATCCTGTTATATCACATAACCATTCTTTCAAATCAAATATGATTCTTTGATATCCAACAGTTTGATCTTCTGGCACAAATGGATGCATATTTGAAAACTCTGCCCAAGATACTGGCATCAGTTCTGATGCTGCA